CCCGCCGTGAAAAATAATTGCGCGTCCGTTGTGATTCATGACAGCTGGATCAGGGTCCGAGGGCGAGCCATCAACTGAGCCGCCCAAACCTGTAAATGAATCGGCAGGTGTCCAGATATAAGCACTAGAAAAATCCACCCCGTCCATTGAGGCGCTTAAATCCTTAATGCCATAGAACGAGCCAACACCATTTGGGTGCAACCACAACACCCCTGCCCCTCCTGACCAATCTTTAGTTGTTACCGTCCAGGAGCCATCACCGGACCCGTAGGCTAAAAAATCAAAGCGGCTACCACTACGTGATATCGCAATGCCAATGCCATCAGAGCAAACCTCAAGGATACCAGCCCACCCAGAAGGCATCGTCACAACGCTCCAAGTCGAGCCATCGAAGCGGCGCAATTCAGATGACCTCGCTACATAGAGATAGTCGCCCAACACGGCCAGCTTATTCGCGAACCCAACAGGTGCCCCGGTATCTACCCAAGCACTACCATTCCACTTTCTCACGCACTGCAGGGAGGCAGTACCACCACAAGCGTAAAGCTCATCATTGAAGATTGCAAAATCCACTGGAACAAAACTTGTTCCTGGGTTACCGAGTGCTGACCATACGCCAGTTGCCTTACGGAAAATAGCAACACGATTAACCGAGACACCGTTGAATGTGGCAAAGTCGCCGCCAACCACGATGTCACCTGACAAGGGAAAGCTTATTGCTTGCCACTGACGGAAAGGCCCCTCAACATATGGCAACGGAGGCATCAGCTGCTCCCATTATCGAATACAAACGTCAATGTGACGCCATCCAAATTTTGAAATGTGACGCTTTCAATACGCAACACATCCACATACTGCTCCGAGTCCGCAGGATTCTCGACCCGCACGGTACTTGTGGTGCGCGAAACTTCATTAAAGGTATTCGCGGTCGGCTGTGTCTCTTCGCCAGAGGCATCCTTTAATTCCAACTCGCGAGACTGCACATTCGCTTGTGGAATGGCTTCTCGCTGAAAGTTTACACCATCGACAAGATCATTCAGGAAACTAGCGCGAATAACCTCGCCCCGACGAATTGGCCTAACGCGAAGACGCGGGCGAGCCATTACCAACTTACCCCCAGCTGATTCCAATCAGTCGCCCGATACACATCGAACGTCGTAATCCCATTCCCTGGAACTGCGTTTGATGGTGTACCGCCCCATATCTGAATCACATCCGTCACCCGCCAAGTTTCTGGCCGATAAGAAAATTCAAAAGTTGTACGCCAAAGACCATTTTGAATAGAGCTGCGTATCCCTGTCACCAACCAAGTCAAAGGATCATACCCGCTCCAATTCGTCCCATTGATGGTACCGATAAAATCGGTGGCCAATTGCTTTGGCATTGATGCGCGATCTTGTGTAATGGAGATACTCAACTGTGGACGAAATACCTCAGCATCCACCGCTATCTTCGCCGTCACATAAGATAGCGAGCTAAGGCCCCCAAGCTCAGGCACGCCAACAAAAGTATTAAACATCAATACCCCATTCGCGTCACGTTGCGTCCGCTCAGAAACGGTAGAGGAATTGATTTCGATAGAGATGATTGAGGGGTCAATACCACCAGTCGTTTGTTTTGTTTCGTCCACGGCAGGCGGGCGATACGTCAATGTAACACGCGCCTTGTCGGTGTCGAATAGTTCCGCCCGCATATCGAACAGAAATACGCCCGGCACCCGCGGATGCGACGCACCAAAAGAAGGTAAGCCCAGCGCGGTGATCGCCTGATACACTCGCTCATCAACCTCACCCTCCAACCCAACTACCAGCGCCTGCGTCTCCAATGTATAGCCAGATTGACTGCGCTGAATATTTGGCGGGCGCTCTAAGGATGCTAGGATTACCTCAGCCATCACTGCGCCACCGCAACCACATCACGATTACTCTCCCGCAACGTCACCCAAACCCCTTGGAGAATCTCATTAGTACGCTTCTGTTCATCCACCTGATCTTTACCTCCCCCCACTGCCTTAGAGTCACCTCCAAAGGCTTGCTTAAATGCTGACTTAACGTCCGCAGCGAACTCCTTGCCAATGTTCCCGGTAGTCTCCCCTCGTAAAATCTCCGCGCCAGAAGCAACTGTCGCACCAATTGCCTTACCCGGTAAGGCCAGTACCTTCCCGACCCCACCTACCCTATCAATAATCGCTGCGACCTGCTCCAAACGAGGGGTAAATTGATCGATCACCGCGCCCACACGTTCCACCAATGCAGGCAAATCCGCAATCACCCCTTTTATCATCTCCACAACCGGCGGTAGCTCTGTGCGAATGGTATTAGCGAATTGTGCAATGAAATTGTTCGCGCCGCTAAGTCCGTTTGTGATAAACTTTCCAATCTGCGCAAACGTCGGCAGCAGTGGGACAATTACCTCGAATGCTGAAACCACTCCACTTAACACATTGCGGAAAACTGACCTGACTAAAGGAAATACCCTAACAATAAAGTTGACCGCATTCAGCACCGTATCCTTTACACGAGTAAACACGTCACCAATAGATGGTACCAATCCAACAAACCAATCTTTCACTTTCCCCACAAATGGGCCAACTTGATCAAATGCTTTGCCGATAAAAGAAATTGCCTTTGGAATCCCCTCAGTTAGCCCAGTGAAGAAGTTGGCTATAGCCGGCTGTAGTGATGCAATCTTAGGCAAAAAACTACTTATCGCCTGTGGGATTCGCTCCGCGATGGCAGCAGCAAATCTAGATAGGGGCCCTGCAATCGTCAATGACAACTGACGCGCGACGCCGACCACACCACCCTTAATCGTAGTCATCGCATCATTAAACCGATCCGCATCATCCGCCTGCCGCTGCCCAATCGAAAGTCCCAACAAGCGTGCTTCGCGTCGCATCTTAAAGAGCGCATCTGGGCCATCGGCAAATGTCTGAATCAACTCTGCCCCACCGCGCCCAAACAGCTCCATCGCTAGCGCAGTCCGCCGCGCAGGATTAGCAATCCCAGCGATAGCTGCTCCCAATGCCTCGAATTGTTCCTCTGGCGCCAACTTCAGTATCTGATTGACGTTGACGCCAAAAGAACGGAACTCATCCATCTTCTTGGCAGATTGCGACGCTTCAACCAAAACTCGCTGCGACCGACTCACTGCTGTCACAATAGACTCAAAGCTAACTCCAGTCAAATTAGCAACATGCTGAAGCTCGCTCAATGCGCGCGTAGAAATGCCAGTGCGTATAGAGAGGTCACGAATGTTATCTGCGGTGTTGATTGATTGCTTGACGATTACCGCAAACGCCGTTGCTGCCACCGTACCAATTGCTGCTATCCCTGTCGCTAACCGAGTAACAAACCCAAGCAGCGTACCAACCGCTGAAACAGCACCGGAGATAAGACTAGTGATTAAGTTAAAACCTGCTCCAGCTAGCGAGAAGAACCCGCTAAACACCGAAGACAATGCGCTCCCGGCAGCGGAAAACAATTTTGTAACGCCAGTTACTGCACCAACTCGCGCCGCAAACCCACCAACCATCCCAACCGCGCGAGAAATACCCGAGGAAAGCCCGCGAAGGTTCGCTGTGATGCTAACGGCAAGAGTGGCAATTGATGCGGCCATGTCTACTCCCTTTTAGTCGGTGGGCCAAAGACGCTGGTAAGTTTGGCCGCAATCTCTACCAATGGACGTGCCTTCACTTCGCCATCCAACAATACACCAAACTGAGGCATAAAGTCCTTCAACCTCAAGTTCTTTCCAGCGCCAAAGATTTCTGCCATTGTTTTCCCCACCATGGCGGCGGCAACATCAATACGCTGACCGCCTATAGGTTCAACAGCATCAAAGGCCATCCACTCCAACATCTGCTCCGCTGTCAACTCCACCAACATCCCATCCACATCTGACCTTCCCAGAGCCAACGCTAGGCGCATTGCAAAGAGACGCGCTGGATGGGTTCTTATTTTCCCACGCGCGTCGGCAATCCCTCATCAAGCTTATTCAACTTCACTGCCGCATCCTTCACTGCTACCAAATCTGCAATCGGCCACTCCATTACCTCTAGTTCATCCCGCGTCAGCAATGCACCATCACCATCACAAGCTGTCAAATGGACAATCAGCGCCATAACATCCATATCAGTTAACAAACCGCTGTCCACATCACCCTTCTCAACTCGCTTTGCCAACACAAACACGCGGACAAACTCGGAACCGGAGAGCGACTTAACACAGACGCCCTCCAGTCCCTCAACTGGGGTTATTTTTACTCTGCTCATTACGGCGTTACCGTCGGGTTAGACTTACAGACTAAGCGGCAGGTGGCCACTTGCCGATCCTCTAAAGGAATCGTCGCCTGGTAGCTCTCCATGAACCCAGTGAAGGCCCAATCCGAAGTCGCGCCCGCGCCCGCGGAAGCGGCAACGATAGTAATGGCTTCCGGCGTATTACCCACCGGAGGTGTCTTCTCATGAGCATGAGCCATCTCCACATCAATCGTCCATTCCTTCAAATTCAACGGCCGCAAGTCCTTCGCATTGGTGGTGCCCATATGCGAGGCATCCCAACGCCCAACCTCACCGTTGATCTTGATGTCGAGAATCTCAGCAAGAAAACCGCTGCTAAATGTCATTGTTGCGCCTGTACCGAGAAACATGATTCCGCCCTCCTATCCAGTTAAAACATAGGTACTTCTTTTACGTGCGAGATAGCGAATTCCATTATGCGACGATGCAACGGCTGTTCGCTTGCATCCTGCATATCAAGCATCGCAGCATCAAAATCCGATTCGCAAAAGCTACCCTGTACGCTTAACGATTCAGCGCCCAGCTCTCCACGGAACCCAGAGAGCATATCCAAAATTGCATCACGCATCACATTAACTTCACTACGCAATAGCGCATATAAGTCAATTTGAACGCGCGCGGTATACAACGCTGCCGCCGCAGTCATATGGTAATACGGCGCGCTGCCTGGGGCCTGTTGATAAATGGCATAGGGTAAACTCACCTCAGCCTTCGCGAACCCCGGAAACAAACGCTTTGCGATCAGCGCAGACAAAATCGTCTGAAACGTATGCGAACCTGTCCCTGTGCTCGTAATATCGATAGCGGCACCGCCAGGAGTAGCCGCCAATTTAAACGTTGTACCTACCACATCCCGCACCCAGTAGGTAGTATTAGCTGTTAACCCGCCAGGGAGACCTCCTGTTGTCGCTAGGCGAAGCTTATCCCCATTCTTCCGAGTGTGCCCGGCACAGGTGATAATGTCTGTAGCTGCCGCCGCGGTAAAGACCAACCCATGGTCACCGACCAAATGGCTAACCAGTGCCGTATCAAGTGTCATCGTTTCGCTGCCTCCCGCTCAATTCCCTTCCCAATATCGGAAGCCAACTTGGCAAATTCCTCTTCGCGATAATCATCAATCGCGGGGCGGATATATGGATGCGCAGGAGCATTGGTGTGACCATACTCCACCGCCAGCGGATAGTAGTATTTGTCGCCTTCTGGAATGCCCAGGTCCGAACGCTGTGGCAACTCCAGCCCAAGCCGCAAAAAATTCCTACGCGATGCGCTCTTGGTCTTTGCCCGCTTAAACCCGCGACGCAAAGCCCCAGTACGCACCCCCACCCGACTACCGCTAAGGTGGCTAATGATGCGACGCTTCGCGCGCGTCACAGCCTTGCGTAATGCGGACACTGCCACTCGCTTCTGTATCTTCTCCGGTAGCGCGCGCAGCTTACGCTGTAGCTCTGGCACACCCAACACGGAAATATCAACAGCCATTACAAAACCTCCTTAGCCACGATAAAGTACTCAATGTCACGTTCGCGCAGATTGGCGACTGACAATACATTGAATATTCGCGCTCCAAACATAATCCGATCATTCACCGTAACCACCCCGCCCACACGCATTTTAATCTCGTGAGTAGCGTCAGCATATACTTGCTTCGCTTGTAGCGCTTCCCGCGAAGTAGCAAAGTCTATTCTTGCCCAAGCCTCATGGTCCTTTGTCCATGATAAAGTTTCCTCACCGTCCGCTCCAAGAGTACGAATGGGCTTAAAAATTTCAACGAGATGCCGCAACTCCCCTGCCCTCATCCCCATACCCTCTCACTCGACAACAGGGCCATAACCCCTTGCGGCATCTCGTTGATGATAGTACCGGTGATGACGGATTCACGATGCTCGTACAAATGTGCCGCTAACATCATGACCGCCTGCCGCACATGTTCCGGCGTCTCGGAGGACTCATCACCATAACCCGCGGTGTACTCAATCTCCACCGCATTCAGCGTATCGTAAGTCGAAGGCCAGGCCCCCTCCGACGGCTTAAGAGCAATACGCGCTGGCTCCGCATAAGGGTCCACGACATACTTCGTGGAAGAAAAGGTTTGCTGAACGCCTGCTGTATCAAGATACTTAATTGATGTCAGGCTAATCAGCTTTGGGTAAGGGAGACGTATCACACCATCAGGCCACTCCTCAAACCCATCCGCGAACAACCGCAAGGTACGCTTCACGAATGCACGTCGCGTAATAGCTTCCGCCTGCCGGCGGGCGGCGCGAATCAACGCCTCAAGATACCAGTCATCATGCTCAACGGTAACACGCACATGCCCCTTCATCTCCAACAGCGTGACTGGTTCCTGCGCGGGCTCTGTAATGATGCTAACGTTCATCTCTTACGCTTCAGCTTCGTCACAGCAGTCTCCACCGGTGCAACAGTAGCAATTTCAATTTCCTCCTTTACTGGCGGAGACAAAGGTTGTGCCGCACCAGCACTGCAAAGCGCCTTACCAAACTCTTCATCCACCTCAACCACTGACCCAGCAGAGGCAGCAAATGTTGGCCCGGCCACCGTGTTAATCAATTTGATTTTCATCGCTCTCAATCCTCTCTGTTAAAGGAGGGGCAGTTGAGTGAACCTGCCCCAAACGTGCGACGCTCCCCCAGATAGATTATGCCGTACCCTCAGCAGGCGATGAGTGCGTCTCGGAACCTCCCACCGTAGTATCCTGCGTTACCGGCTGCTTGCGAGGATATCGCTGAATCGCTACCCCTCCATCCACAACAGCTCCTGTTGCTCCGCCACGAATGATCTGGCAATCGACGTACCGATCAACCGGCTTCACGACAGTGACCAGTGCGACCTTGTTGTCATCCGTAGCAGCAAGGCTTACCAGTGAACCAGCCAAGTCCTGCGCATCTGACATGTTTGACTGGTTGCCTTGGCGAACCTTGATGCCAGGGGTGCCATCGGTTATGGTACCAAACATCACCATAAACGTCACCTCTTCAAAATTCGCCATATCGACCGCGGATGTAGTTAACGTAGTGGTGCCCACCGCGGCCGCATTCTGCACCCTCGTTACTTTCGCTTCATTCAATAGGTTCATATCATTTCACCTTTCAGCGGTTAAGCCGTGGTTAAGCCAACTTCACGCGAACAAATGCCTCTGCCAATACCGGCATCCCATCCGTCTCCAATCGACCGATAAAGCCGGTTTGATTGGTCTCGGCGTAGAGTTCAGAAAGGCGCTGCATCTGCATACTGATCGAGTCTGCAATCCAGTACCACGAAAAGTCGCCGATGATACCGACGTAAAGCCCAGTGGTAAAGGTGTTAGGCACATATTCACTCATGATCAGCGGCACCCCCAACAGCATATCCGGTTCGCCAACCTTCTTGGAAGGTTCCCAGAGATACTGACCAGTACCCGCGCCACCTGATTCATCGCGCAACTTGGCGACCTGTTTCACACCATCACGATGGAACATCCAACTCGCCGTCCGTTGATACGCTGATTTCAGCGCGTACTTCGCGTTGATGAGTCCGTTCATCGTCACCGCAGTTGTGGTGTTGTCCGTAGACACATCACGAGAAGTCGGAATGCCATCATTGGATGCGACAAAGACGCCCAGCGGTTGCTGATTCCCATTGCCCAACAGGAAACCCTTCTCCTGCGACACGCCAAACTTATAGCTCAGACGATTCAACACCAAGCCCTCGGCGTTAGGGGCCATGTTGAGAAGCTTATTGCTGACCTTGATGCGCTTCGCAAGAGGATGCGGATGCAGATCGCGTTTCCCAAACGCCATCGCAGTATCCTCGTTACCCGTTGCAATCTCCGATGTCCAATCACCATCAGCCGGATCAGCATCAAGTGACGCGGCCCCTAGTGACACAGCTGCGGCGACGGTGAACTTTGTTGCCTGTTGGCGAATGAATACTACATCATCCACCGCCTTAATCAACGTCGCAACAAACTGCTCGGGCGCGACGATAAAACCGCCAGCCGTATCGAGCCCAACGCTCAGGGCACGCTTCTCACCACTAATCAAGAAATGGCGAAAAGCTTCCTGATACTCGACAGTGCGGCGATGTGCCGGGAACAGCGAGTCCCTAATTGCATTGCGCAACTCCGGCTTCTCCGTTGGCGCTGCTGCAGTTGCCAACGCTCGATCCAACTCGGCCTGCCGCTGCTCAGCCTCAATGGTCTTCGCCTTATTGCCCTGCTCAGTGAACAGGCGGTCGTACTTCTCCTGTTCCTCCTGCGTCACATCCCGGTTTTCTGCGCGTGCCTTCTCGACAATTCCACGCATCTCAATAACCAGGCGCTGACGCTCTTCAAGTAATTGCGCCAAACGATTCATATCATCAACTCCTATTTAACGATTTTACACACACAGCACTTTGACCGAATTTATCGGCTAAGTGACTGCACCTGAACGGACAACTCAGTTTCAAGTTGCCGTTGCATTAGCGCCACACGCTCCCTATTCACGGTCACGCGCTGCGCGCATTCAATTTGTCGCCTCAATGATCTCTTTGCGACACTAGTTTGCGGATAGGCTGGATAGGTCACCACCGATACATCAAACAGCCTTGTCCGCTTCAATGTCCGTATCCAAACCCCGCTATCATCCTGAGCCCAATCCTCACCATTAGGCCGCAGAGTAAACCCAAACGACATCTGGTTCACATCGCCACGCATCACTGACACCAACAAATCCTCTGCCATCCGCGTCGTAGGCATAATGATTTCTACCAACAAGCCTTTGGCATCTTCCTGTAACGATAACGTCTTGGCCATATTACGACCAAGCAATATGCTGGGATCATGATTAAATAGCGCGCGAATGTCATCCCTTTCAATTGACTCAGTGAAGGCGCCCGGCGCAACTTGTTCTCGAAACCCCCCAAAGTCTTCGCTGAGTTGATTGAAGACAGAGGCATAACCGATCAACTTCGCGGCAGAACCATCTTCAGGAACTGCACGAGTTGCAGAAATCAACGTCACGTGAGAACGGCGTTCAATGCCCCCAATTCCTATCGTCCGCGTATCATCCCAAACGCCCTCACATACAGCCAAACGTTGTTTCTCGTCAGAGAATTCTCCCATCATTACTGAGTCAGACATACAACGTTCAATGAACTCGTCATGCCCCTCATCACTCCCAGGCTTAGGCATCGGCATAGCTACTCTCCCCCTCCAATTAAACGTAATCTCTGTAGTGGCTTCTCACCACCACCAACATCTTCTTCCGCAACATTTCCGATTGGCGCCATGTTGACCGGCGTTAGGTAATCGTCACCACCATCCACCGGCGGCTCATTCTCTTTCCGCCGCACATCATTACGCGAGAACCATCCCCACTGTCGGCCTATAGAGTATGCCCTATAGCGTGTGAGCGTATCACCACGGAGCAATGCATCCGGGTTAAACTCAAAGTAAAACTCTTCCTGTTCCGTCGGCGATAAAAGTGTCGCATTAAGTGCCTGCTCCCAACGCGTATACCACGGAAGCATACTGTATTGAATGAACTCGATGGATTGATGCTCGATATTGGTGAATGTACTCCGTTCCAGATCACCGATCAAATGCGGTTGAACTCGGAAGATACGGGCAACATCAGTGACGCTAAACTTGCGTGACTCGATAAACTGCGCATCATCATTCGTCATCCCTATCTCCGTGTACTTCATTCCATTCTCAAGCAGCGCTGGGGAGTGACGATTGCTCCCAGTCACCTGATCCTTAAACCATTTGACAAACTCCTTGGCCTTTTCGCGATCCTTGAAAAAACCTGGATACTCTAAGAGGCCCCGCGGTGTGGCATCGTTAGCGAAAAAGCGGTTTGCGTATTCTTGAGATGCGAGCGCACCGCCAATAGACTCGCGCTGTGATTGGATAATTGTAATCGGCGTAACCGCATCCCGCAGCATGAACGGTATCCGCAACACTTCCTCTTGGAGAAGGATTTCACGCTGCCCAGAATCCGGCATATACTCATAGGCGATCTTGTCCTCATCAACAAGAAAGGCACGCACGGACGTTACAGGCAACGGTATCAACCGCATCCTCCCAGTAGCATCAATCCGTATCCGCGAATACGCAACACCACGCAATAGCAACCACACCATTGAAAGCTCGCGCCACTGAAAGCTGTTCAGCAATCGATTGGGCTGACGGCGCACTATTGGGTATAAACGATGATCCTTGGCTTTCTCACGAGTATCCTCAGGCCCGCGCCGATACAATTCAATTGGCGTCACTGCCAAAGTCTCAGCCAAAACGCGCACACAAGCGAACACAGCTGATACTGCTAGCGCAGTTTCCGGCGTTACCGATACCCCAGCAGAGGACTGCGCAAACTGCCCCAGCCACTCAGCCAATACCGGGTCACGAGGATGAATGCCCTCAGACTTTGTTGCACGTTTTTGTAGCCAGTTGAACATTGCCCTATAGCTGAGCATTTACTAATTCCTCCGCAGTTAAAGCAGCAACCGCATCAATAGCTGTCATAGCCAACGCTGCATCTATCTCCACTATAGCAGAAAGCCAACCTATCACTTCAAGCCCGATTTGCGGAAAGTACCGAGGCGCAAAGTAACTGGCGGCAAAGTAACGGGCGGCAAACATCAGCTAAGATCCAGCGTGAGTGCGCTGCGATTGCCGCTTGCATCGACAGTTGCCGTTACGCGGTTCTTTGTGTCATCGATGTCGCGGATGATAACGGTACTTGTCGCGGCGCCACTCAACTTAGACAACAGCGCAGAAGCAAAGCCGCGCAGCATCTGGCGCATGGTGCGCGTGCCCTCCACCGCCTCATCCAGAATATCATCAACA